CCTTGATGGCCGCGTTGGCCAGCAGATAGAAGCCTGCGCATACGAGAGCTACTCCTGCCCCCAGTGCCATGAATGCTACTCCTGCAGCCATTATGTCCTTTGCAGACGTCTTGGACGCTGTTCCTACTGCAGCCTCTCCTCCGGCCGTTGCCGTCAGGTTTGGTATCAGCCTGCCGAGCAGCTTCGGACTTGCCAGCGACTTAATGTTGCCAACAAATGTTCCGAATGTCCCCGACACACTATTTACTATCTTCATTCCGCCAAGGGCTACTACGAATATACCCAGAGCTTTTGCCCCTTTTCGTATGCCGTCAGCATGATCCGTTATCCAGGATCCGATCTTCTGTGTATTAAGTTTTCCGGAGGCGTCGGTTATCTTGCTGATATCAGATATCATGATCTGCGATACAGCGTTGAATATGGGCAGCAATTTGTTGCCCATAGTCTCCTTCAGGCCGTCCATGGCCTGGCCGACTGTCTTATATTGCCGGGCCTGTTTGGCCCAGGCATCGGATGTACCGACCCTGGTGATGGCCTTGAAAAAATCATCCGTCTTTACTTTGCCCGCCTGCACATCCTGTATCAGCTGGCTGGATGTCTTGCCCATGGCTTTCGCGACCCCGGATATACCTGCAGGAGTCTGTTCCAGCATGAGCTTGAAGTCCATCCACTGGACCGTAGGCTTGGCCGCCATCTGTGTTGCCTGCTGACTCAGTGTCTTCATGGCCTGCTGCGGATTTTCCGCGGCGGATGCAAGTCCGCCGAAGCCCATGACGAGCTTGTCGGTGTTCTTTGTGCCGACCGCTGCAAGCTGCGCATATGTGGATGCCATGTCAGATGAACTGTATATGGTCTGCTGGGCGAAGGTCTGCAGCTCTTTCTTTACCTTCGGGATCTGGCTTGCCTTGCCGAAGTTCTTCATATTTCCTTCGAAGGTCTGCCATGCCGCTGAGGATGAGGACATTTCGCTTATCATGCCCGTGAAGCCGCGCGTCACTGCGCTCACGGCAGCGTTGCCTATACCCATGAACACGCCGAAGCCGAGTCCGCTTTTAAGTTTTGATCCGAGCGTTTCCGTCGAGCCTGTGGCCCTCTTCATCGCAGCGGTGAATCCTTTATCCTCTGCGGACAGTTTCGCTATAACGACATAGCTTTCGGACATGTCATTCTCCCTTCTGTTTTTTCAGCAGATCACCAAGCCCGCTGAATCGGCTTTTTTCCTCTTTGCCATCTACCTTATCAAGCTCGTTTTTGTAGTCGTAGAACTTCTTGAAAGTCCTGTATACCGGCTTCTCGCTGTTCTTGCCGGATCTCTTTTTTGCCTGGACCATAAAGTTCAGGAACGCCTGCAGGTGATTCCTGTAATCCCTGTCTATCCACTTCAACTGCACCGCCTTCATAAGAAGGTTGTACTCAGGTATCGTCAACCTGTCGACTTCGTCGAAACTCTTGAAGTCAAGATACCTGAAGCAGTTCAGTGCTACGCTTGTGTACGTCTCCTCGAAGTCAGGCTCTTCTTCTATTCTTCCACTTTCTTCGCTGCCGCTGCTTCCAACGCTGCGACCTCTCTCTTCGTAGCATTGGCTCTCTCTAAAAAACCCATGACGTTGTCAAACGCCGCATCGATGTCCGAGTCTTCATCATCGACCCAGGCTTCAAGCTCACTCATCGTGATGTGGGGGGTCTCCGTTTTGTTTGCCAGATATATTATGTCAAGCAGACCTTCGACGCTGCCGTCGATGAGCTGTCCTACCGCGTATCTCAATCCTACGTTGTTCTTTACGTTAGGTGCGCCATCCACAGGCAGCTGCACGCGCTTATTTATCTCTCTTAAAAACCCAATCCCGAATTTAAGCGGATAAGCTATTCCCTTTATATCTATTTCGTACATGTTTTTTCCTCCTGTTTAAATAAAAGAAACGGGACTTCCGCATTATGCGAAAGCCCCTTCTTCATCATGCTCCTGTCTTTGGTGTATCTGCGAATACATACGCAGCTACTTCCTGCTGTGCAGCGGTCACCGTGACGTCTCCGTCTACTCCTGTGCCGTTGATTCCGAATGTCAGCGACTCTTCGACCATGTCTTCTGCGTTGGACTTCTGTTCAAGCTCTGTCAGATAGCCCTGGAAGTACTTGCCTTTAAATGTGTTGGCAGATGTACCAGGCCGCTCTAAGTTAGCTTCCCAGATCTCGATTATGCCGTCGCTGTCAAGCGCAGCTTCGAGCTTTCTTATCAGTTCATCATCCTTGGCCAGAATAGACGTGCATGTGATCTCTACCTCTGCCGCAGACGGAGTCCTTATAGACCCGTCCTTCGTGACCGTGCTGTCTGCATCCTTCGATACCTTGCGGCCGTTCTCCGTAACAAAAGCGAGAGCTGCGCCTGCTGCTGTAGCTGCTTCGCTCTTGACTCTGTAAAGATATACGATCTTTTTACCAGCCACCGCTTCAGCGAACAGCTGCAGATCGAACATTTCCTTTTTCATGTTTTCCTCCTAACTAAAGTAAAACCCCAGCTCCAGTATTCCATGGAGCAGAGGCTGTTTTGTTGTATTATCCGGAAGGATCCTCTGATTCACGTCCCGCAGACTCCATGCGAAGTTGCCGGTGTGTTCCAGGACTCTTGCCTTTTGTTTTATGACCAGCATCGCAGCTGATACAGTACCGCGTTTTTTTGGATCGTTGCTCCAGACATGTATGGTCTGGGTGACATTCCCGAACACCGCGGTCTTGTTTGCGTCGTCCGTCAGCTGGCTTTCGCCGAGATATACAAAAGGATACGGCGTATCATCTGGCGGAAGAGCTCCGTCGTACACATCGTACCCGAGTGCCTCGATCATAAGCTTAAGCTTCGTGAATAGCTCCTGCTGTGGATCCATCTACTCACCTCATTTCGTTAATTTTTGCATATCGGCCTTGAAAACGAGCTTCTGCTCTTCGAGTGCCGGACCGACGAACGGCTGCGCTTCCATGAATCGCGTACCGTACTCAAGGTACGGGGCATATTCCGTGGTGGGGCCGGAAGAAGCACTTAACCCACCATCTTCGATGGTGAGATCTACACTTCGCTTCGTGGTCCCGGTCTGATACCCCTTCGTGAACTCCGCATTCTCCTGGATCTTTGTCTGGAGCTCTGCGCCGTTCTGCTTTACTACCCTTCGTACATCGTTCATCGTAGCGTTGGCCTTTAGCTTCTTCTGGAGTTTATCAAGCCCTTTTACCGATATGTCTCCCATCACTGCACCTCCGATACATACAGCGTCTGCTTCGTCCTGAGACTGCGTTTCAGGTTCGCCATATAATTTTTCTCGCCTATACGGATATAGTCGAATACGCCATCATAGTGATTCTGCAGCTGGATCATTAGGCTGCCCTGACGGATCTCTCCATAGAGCAGCTTCATAGTCTCCTCATTCATGTCCATGACCGATGCCATCTTCTCTGTCTCAACAGGATCTGCGGTGTCATAGTCTCCGGTTCCGGAGTTATACGTCGATGTTCCGTTTTTACAAAAGTAGATCTTCGTATCGTATCTCATATGAACCTCACCCTGCCCTTTTTCGGCGTGTCCTGTCGGGCGTTGTACGCATCGATATCCGCTGTATACGGAGCAAAGTCGTCATCCGACCACTGCATCGTCTCCCCTTCGACTGAATGGGACGATAGTCCTTCTGATCCGACACGATTGAACCTGGCTATACAGACCTCTTCTTCGATATAGGCCAGCGCATCTGGTACCGTAGCCACACCTCCGAGCAGGTTCTTGAGCCTGCTCTCTGTGATGGATATGATTTCAGTCAGCAGACCATCTTGCTGAGTATCCGTAAAGCCAAGCAGTTTCTTTATCTTTTCCAGCATTCCGGCACCTCCTTACTTAGAGGCCTTCTTGCCTCCGGACTTTTTATCGGGGTCCTCAGGTGTTTCGCCCGTGCCTTCGCCTTCTGCAGGCGGTTCGCCGGTGCCTTCACCTTCTGCAGGTGGCTCTCCGGTGCCTTCACCTTCTGCAGGTGTTTCGCCGGTGGGAGGATCGTCGTTATCATCGACTACCTTATCGGCTGCCTCGATGATCGGTGTCCCGAATGCATTATTCCCGCCTGACAGTTCGTCGATACGTTCCTGAGAGGGCTTAAGGCCCTCTCTCGGATATGTATCGCCAACACTGTACTCGTGATATATCGGACCGCTCTTTGTCTTTTTATCCACATCCTGAAGGTCGTGGAAATGTATCAATACGTTATACATATGTTAACCTCCTTGGTTTATGCTCCTGTAACAGTTACCTTTGCTACCGCAGCCTTGTTGTCAGGAAGGATATACTCGCCGGCTTTGCCTGCGCCCTGCAGAGCGACTCCGTCAAACTCTTCTGACTCGATGGTCCTGGCTGTCTCTATGCCGGTGAATGCCTTGCCTACTCCGGCTACGTAGGTATAGATCGCTTCGTTAGCCTGGAACATTCCTGTCGGTACCTTCTGGATCGTGAACCCTTTGAAATCTGATATGGTGTTCTGGTCTATGTTTACGCTGGATCCCTTCGAAGAGGATGCGAGCCCGCTGTCTATGATAGCGTTCCATACGGCAGAATTGACCTTTGCGAGTCTTGTTCCTGTAACTTCTGCATCAGTGTAGTAGGCGTCCAGCTGTGCGAGGATGTCAGCTACTGTGTCCTTGGTTATGGCTGCGCCTCCGGATATGGACTTACCTGCAGCGCCCGAGATGAACTTGCTGTGCCTCGCGTTGAACGTAGCTGTCTTTGCTCTTGCCTGGAGTTCCAGTCTGTCTGCTATAGCTGAATCGAAGTCGTTGTTCACGGTGTGACGATCGATTCCTTCGTGGAACACCCACTCCCAGGAATAATCTACCGGTGTGTCAGTGTAGATAACTTCAGTTCTGTTTCCGAATCTGCTGCCGGTGCCTGTTCCCGTGCCCATAGCCGTATTGGCGTCTTTGTTGTACGCCGTTCCTACCACTACCGGGATATCCGATGTCTTGACATAGAATGCGGTAGCGTTATTCTGGATCCCATCAAGCGCCTCGATACTTCCGCCGAAGAAGTCCGCAAAGTATGACTGTTTCGCGAACACGACCTGGAGCAGCTGCTTGAACTCTTTCTGATATGATCTTACCGGAAGATCTTCGTTGTTTCCTGCAGCGAACATCTGCAGATCAAATATTTTTTTATCCATTTTTTGATTCCTTTCTTATTTGTATTTAGCAATCCGCCTGTCGATCTCCGACATCTCGTTGCCATTGTTACCGTACTTTCTGGGCGTCTTCCCAGTCGCCCTTTCTATCTCAGCCGCTTTGAGCTGAGCTTCCACGATCGCAACAAACTTGTCGATGTTGGCCTTGGTAGCTTCCGCATCAGCGCCTACTACAAAATCGAGCATGTCCTGAGTGGCGTCGATGTTCTTCTCCTTCAGGAGTGATGTCGCTGTCTTGCCGAGCTCCACTTTCATGGCGTTGGCCTTGAGTTCATCGTTCTCCTTCTGCAGCTTCTCCATCTCATACTGCTGCTTCTGGTCAGCATTCATCTTGGCCAGCTTAGCTGCTTCTTCCTTGGCAGTCTTGAGTTCCTTTTCCTGCTTCTCTTTCCAGGCTGCGTACTTCTTCTCGACGATCTTGTCCACGTCTTTATCGCTGTACTTCTTATCGTCTCCAGATTTAGGCTCCTTCGGGTCTTCCGGGTCTTTCGGGTCTTTAGGATCCTCCGGGTCCTTCGGGTCTTCCGGGTCCTTCGGATCCTCTGCGAACAGCTGCAGGTTCCATGTCTTCTTAAGTTTGTTTTTGATCATAATATTTACCTCCATGTTTTTAGTTACGTCTCCCGACTCGAATCCCCTTGTTTTAACGCCGTCAAGGCTTCGGCACATCCTCCCGGATGATTTGTACATTATCGGGGTAGCTTTCGGCTATCCCGTTTATGCCAATAAAAAAAGCCCTCTCAAGAAGGATTGTTTTCTCAGAAGGGATTTCTTCGTATTCAATGTCCGTATATCCGGACTTCAAAGTGTAGTTTATCTTGTCCAAGGTCAAGCGTTCGACCGACGCTATGAACGTCTGCACGAGCGCTGATACCGCGCTGCAGACTATGTCCTCTCCAGGCGGAGCATATCCGCTGTGGCCTGTCACCATGAAGTCACCTATCTCTTCCTGGGTCATTCCGTCTCTGTAATAATACCGAAGTATAGCCCGCATCTCCGCATCGTCCA